ATTCCATTGCTTGACCAAACCATCTCCGGCCCATCCGTTGGGGAAGTTCAAGCAATTTCGGATAAGGTTGATGCATTGCTGGCGACTCTCACGGCCGCAGGCCTCATGCCAGCCAGTTAATACTTGCGTCGACGAATATAAAGGAGTATAATAATGACGGACAAAGCCCCTGAACAGCTAGGAACCCCCGAAACAAATCCCCCTGTTCAGCAGACTGGTACCGGAACAACACCACCTGTTGACTGGGAAGCTCGCTACAAAGGTCAGCAGGCAGCCCTACAAGAGGCAGTGGAAGCTCGAAAGAATATCGCGGCACAGCTTGCCGAGCAAAACTCACAACTAGAGCAATTGCAAACGCAACTGGGCACCAAGGCGAACGAATTCGAGAACGCTCTACTGCAAAAAGACAACCAATTACAGAGCCTGACGGAGGCCCAAACTCAGTCAGCACAAGAGCTCTTAAGGCTGCGTGCCCTCGAAAACAAGTTGAAAGTTGCCAAGGAACTTGGGCGACCTGAACTTTTGCCAATACTGGATAACATTCCTAATATGGATGATCCAGAAAAACTCAAGTCAACAATGACAGAAATGGCCACTTGGGCCGATAACCTAGTAAAACAGAGAGAACAAATTCTCTTGTCTGGCGTCGTGCCATTACCCAATAGTGTCAACGAAACTGTCGCACAGCCTCAATCTTATGAGGCATGGGAAACACACATCAATGGATTACCGATAGGCTCACCAGAAAGAGCGCAAGCTATGGATCGTATGTACGAGTTCCTGGCCGCTCAAAACAAACAGTGAGGTAAAAAATGTCCAGTCTAACCACTGGTGCAATGTGGTCTTCAACCTTACCCGATTGGCAGCGTGATTATTACGCTCTCCAGTTGATGGAGACACTCCGCACCAAATCCATTTTGGTGCCTTACACAAGTCTGAAAGAGGACTTTGCCGCCGCAGACAGTGGCGTTGTGGTCTTCTCGGAAGTGTACGACACCGATCCAAACATCAACGCTCTGGCCGAGACCGGTATCTGGCTTCCTGGTGCATACCTGGATAGCCGAACGGTTCGTATTCAGTTAGAAATTCATGGAGACATCCTGAAATTCTCTGACTACAACCAGATCGTTCAATACATCAAGCGGGGCGACATCCGCGGCCTGGTCAAAGACAAAATCGGCCAAAACCAAACCGATTATCTCGACATCCTGGCTCGTAATGCGTTCCTGACCCACCCCAACGTTTTTGCACTGATCTCTGGCGTTCTGACCGGTGCTGGTGCTCGCACCTCCATCGGCGCTACGGATTACTTTGACCCCGACATCGCGGAAACCATCCGTGTTCACCTCGAGGAAAATGACATCCCTGGCGTCTTCCGCTCGGAAGACGGAGCCGCACCCCAGATCGTGTGCACTACGACCCCACGTGTCATCAAAGACATCCGCACCAACCCCAACAGCAAGTGGCTGGAAGTCAACGAGTATGCTGGCTCCGTCCGCAAGTTCAACGGCGAGGCCGGAACGTGGGCAGGCGTTCGTTGGGTTCGTTCCAACCGGCTGAAGTTGCACAATATGGGTACTGTGACCGTCCAGACTGCGCTGAATGGCGCTACTGTGGCCGGTCAGGGTGCCAAGCAGACTGTGGACAATGTGTACACAGTTGGTCAGTCAACTTCTACTCGCTACGTTACCGTAGATGACGAAACCGGCATCTCCGTAGGCGACTACGTGACCATCTCCGATCAAAACGCTCATGCGTCCGGCACTCCCCCAGTGGAGAGCGACGGTAGCATCGAGGTTCGTCGAGTGGTTGAGATCGATGCTGGCAATAACCGCCTGGTCTTTGACAAGCCACTGCTGAAACCGCATGCTGACAATGACTGGGTAACACTTGGCCGTGATCTGCACGCCTCTATCTTCCACGGCGGCCCGTCCGTTGTCGAAGGTGTTGGCGAGCGCCCACACCCAATCTTGCCACCGAAGTACGACGACCTTATGATGTTAAATCGTATCGGATGGCGTGGCTTCTTGAAATTCCAGATGTTCCGCCCCGAGTTCGTCGAAGTGCTTTTGACCGCAGGCTCTACGGACTAAATAATGTCTACCTGGGCAACGTTGCTTGCTGATATACGTGTAGACCTCAAGGATGAAGCGGCCACTAAACGGTGGTCTGATGCCGCTCTGTATCTCTGGGCTAAAGATGCTATACGCGACTACTCTCTGAACTTCCCCCAAATGAAGTACTCAGAGCAACTCACGCTAAATTCAGGCTCGTATGCACTACCGAGCGACTTCCTTGAGGTTATATCCGTTGAGTATCCAGCGGGTCGTTACCTGGACAGGCGTTTCGAGCGTCCGCCTCAAAGCGAGACCTATCCTACACGCTACTACATCTCAGGGGGGAGGTTGTACCTAGACGCCTCCCCCACTGGAGATGCCTACCTCAACTACGAGGCCATGCATCCAGTTCCATCCTCGGCTACTGATACATCGTTTGCGATTACAATACCCGAGATGGATGAGGAGCTGTTGCGCTTGTACATAAAGGGAAAAGCGATAGAGCAAATACGCTCGGCCCAGTCCAACCTGGATCGCTTTAAGTTAGGCAGTGGTGACAGAGATGACAATCCACTGCTACCAGAGACCAATCAGGTTATGCGCGATTACTATAACAAAATCGCCGAGAGGAGAGGTGGAGGCACTGTCTTCCTGCAAAAGCGATGATACACGACGTAATACTTGACCATTTACAAGAAAACCTCGAGGACGCATTGATAACCAGTGCGCCCTTAGATGACAAAGCCAGAGCTGGCATAGTTAAGATTGGGCCCCTCCAGGGTGATCCTGATCCCGACGTGGCTGTGATTTCGGTTACTCTACATGAGAATGACCCCGATACAGTTTATGGCGGAAAGAGCATGTCAGCGAAAACATGGCTCGATGAAGTCTACGAGGTCGAGTGTGGTGGTTCAATTACGTGGCGTCGGCGTTTCACCGTAAAGGTTCGTTGCCTCTTCACGAATAAGCCGTACGATCTCCACACGGCGCGGCTGGTTGCGTCGACGGTACGGTCTAGGATAGAAACCAAACTGCTGACGACAGACTGGAATGAAATCGTTGATGAAGAAACTAACGAGTATATTTCCAGAGGTGTCTTCAGCGATAATATCGAAAGTGAACAAGTGCAAAGTGGCGGCCCCCCTGACCAGTATGACTTCCAGGTAAAAATCCGCTTCGAGCTCTTGACAACCAGGAGTACAAACACATGACCGCTAGTGAAAGTTCAGTAATCGGTCTGGCTAAACAGACCGGTAAAGGGACAGAGAACACCACTGACGCGTCTTTCACCTACTTCCTCTTCAATAGAGGGTCTGGTGGGCCACAACCCATCGTCCTACCCCTAGATCAGGAAGTAGGCGGCGGAGCTCTACTCCGTGACATGGTGAAAGTGGGCGTTATGTCCGGTGGCGGCTTTGAGTTCATTCCGCGTCCTACCATCCTTGGTCACATGCTGACCGCGGCATTGGGTACGGACACAGTAACGGGCTCGGGGCCAGATTATAGCCACGCAATCAAAATGGGTGCAGACCAGTTCTCGGCACCCTACTACACAATGCGTATGGGCATTGGGAACATCCATGGTGAAATCTACCAGGATGCTCGTATCGCAGGGTTATCCCTAAACTGGCGTTCGCCGGACTTTGTCCGTGCAACATGCCAGATTATGGGCGGTTTACCCAAGAAAGCCGCATCAATGGGCTCTTGGGCACCAGCGACCTATCTTGATGGTGGGCCGCAGTTCCTGACACCTGTTTCTTACTTTGAAGTTCCAACCTCGACCGCGATCAAGGTTCTTCAGGGGAGCGTAAACTTCGGTTTGGCTGTCCCGATGGATCAGCAGTGGATCGCTGGCTCCTACTCGCCGGATGACTTCGACATCAATCAGCGAAGCGTGACCTTCCAGTTCTTGGTGAAGATCACCGACACAACGCTGTACACGAAAGTCGCTTATGATCCCGCTGGTGGGACTGCGTGGGTTGTGGACATGCTTCGGGAAGCTGATATTCGCGTTGAGTTCCAATCGGATCGTGACGCGGCACCGGCTACCCCGTACAGCTTGATCGTCACCGCGAACGGCGATAACCAGGCATCTGGCACCGCGAACGTGGTCTGGCAAGCAACTCCTGTGGACATCTCCGCAGGCCGTCAGTTGACCTATGTACTGACTGGAACCGTTATTGCTGACCCGACCGCTGGTGATCCCGTTGTGGCGACCCTGGTCAATACTGACAGCACCGATTACGACGCATAAGGTTTATAAAGGAGGCGCTATGAGCTCGCTATTCGGAAAATATGCAGTTGTATCATCGGTCATTCACGAGTTCGACCTGGAGAATGACTGGTGGTGGAAAATCAAACCCGTAACAATTGGCATGGAACTCGAGATGTCTAAATTTCTACTCCATCGGCGGTTGGTAACTACAGCCGCCGGTAGGGTAGAAATGCCACCAACGAACCTGGAAATTGGGTTCAGGGAGGTGGCTTTATGCTTTGACGGGACAAATATCCCCAAAGACGCAGATGACCCTTCTCCGATCCTCGATGACGACGCTACAATCGAGAAGATCGAGGAAGTTTTACGAGAGATGCCGAGAGCTATGTTTATGGAAATCTGGAGGGCGGTAGGACAATCCTATCCTCACTGGGGGCCAGAAGACCCAAACGCAAGCTAGGCGACATTCATCTGAAGCGAACCGTCGATCAGGAACCATTCTGGGTTGAGATCGAGGAGGCGATAACTGACTTTGTACTACAGGGCAGCGCACAGAGGTTTGACGCCGGTATCATTGATCTGGCTTTAGTATGTATAAAAACCAACAGGCATATTGTTGAAAATCCACTAGATGAACCAAAATTATTTAGTATGATTATCAAATTTACAAAAAAAGCACAAGAAGTGGCGCTCAATGCCCAGAAGGCCATGCTTCAGGACTTTGACGCTACAGGAGGGATCAGGTGACGCGCCTCCCACCTGATCCCTCCCCGAAAGGGTCAGATGGCATTTGAAGACATCATCAATGATTATATAGCAGGAACCAACTACATTCGTGAGCCGTATTTAGATTATGCGGCCACGATGCTATCTGATATTTACCGAACAAGGTTCCAAAATCGATATGGGGGAATGTATGGCATTGGACAGCCTGGAGGCTATCAGGATGTCGAGAGTGCCTATAAGGATTTCTTGTCCGGTGGTGGACAATCTGCTATCCAAAGAGCACTATCTCAATCGTCGAGCGGCAGTTTCCTCGGCACTGTTCGATCATCTCCATTACCTCCGAGTTTTGCTAGTGGGTTGGACAGACTTACTACATCAGAGTTTGGACAGGCAGCTTTCCAGAATGAAGACCCCAGATACAAGGCTGGCCTAGTCAGACTTCAAAACGCGAGAACAATCGGTGACGTGGAAAACATCATGGTTGATGCTTTACGCCCACAGATTGGCTCCTTTGTAGCAACTCAATCCAAGCGTAGAGAGAATGCCGATCCAGACTTTATAGGCAATGCACTCTCCTCAACCTGGACAGGTGTTAAGCAAGCGATACCGCGACTTGGTGGAGGTATGCGTTTCAGCATGCCATTTCTCACGCAGTCAGGTATACTCGGTGGATTAAAATCGGATCAAAGAGCGATAACTCCAACAGGGCCAACTGCATCTCTCGACACGCTTGTTGACGATATGGGAGAACTTAGAGTACCGGTAGGAGCAGTTCAATACCCACAGCCTACATGGGAGCAGGAGGCCACCACGATGCGAGGGCTTGCGTCGACGGGAATGCCTCTTACCCCAACAGGAATTTACGTCGGGAGGAGAGGGAGCCGAGGGCAGTTTATACCCGCTGGTCAAGTTAATCTAACGGGGCAGCAGATGTCCAGTCTAACCACTCCTACCCTCGGCCCACTAAATCCAGAAGATGTCCAACAATACCAAGCATCTCTAAGAGATGTACTACGACCTGGCGTTAACATTGGCGGAATGACACCGGCATATAACCCACAAAGTATGTATGCTGTTAGAAGTGGCAAAGGCTTTAGAATTTTACCATATCAAAGAGAAGACCTGGCTACTGGTCAAATTCAATCGCCACTAACTGAAGCATTTGTAAGCCAGGCTAACGCCGCCGTGCGCCAGTGGTCTTCCGCTGGAACAAGTAGAGGTTTTGGACAGGATGTCCTAATGGAGCCTGGCGAAGCGGCCGGAACAGCGATGATGTCTGGACAGGTTCCTACACAAACCTATGTCAGGACTAACCTTCTAAGAAGTGTTCCTGAAGGCGCTATCAATAAAAAGGGATTTAATCTCTCCGACTACCGATACAGCTTCTCCCGAGAAGAGGCTGAGATGGCCCTCGAGGGAAAAACTCCTCGTAAATTCTATAAGATGGTTGAAAACCAAGGGCAAAGAGCAATTCTGCCAGCGACCAGAGAAGATATTCGAGACGAAGCCAGTCTGGCCCTTAATCGTCTGGATGCTCCATGGGGTGATCCAGGCGTTACTATGAACCGTCCTGTTGACTATGTTGGCAGGGGAAGAACAACGGGCTCGTTTTCCGCAAAGGTTGGAGCGCCTGATCCAGTACTGAGAGGCACTCCAGCATCTTACACACCACCCGCTAACGCCATCAATAGTGAATTATTATTTGCAGATCGTGGCATGCATAGAATACGCCCAGAAATTAGGCGAACTGGAGCCGGAGAGGTCGAGTACGCTGGTGACAGTCTCACCCAGGAAGCCACGTATGCTGAGGAGAGGGCCATGGCAGCAGAAGAAACAGCCGCCGCCCAAAGCGCACTCAGCAAAAGATCACTAGAGGTAAATCCGCGCCAGGCAATGATTGGCGAGAGAATAGCCTCGACAGGAAGTACAAAAGGATACACGAGTATCTCTCCTCTGGCCGGTGAAGAAAAAGTAAGATTTGCCCAGGCAAGATCGGCCGCCGATAGAGCTTATTTAGATTATCTGGAAGAGGTTGACCCTCAAGGAGAAAGAACTTCATCCCTGCGATCTAGTCTGGAAGCAAAATACAACAAATACATAGCGCCAAGTAGTGCGCCAGAAGGGCCCCCAATGAACGATGCGATGCTTGCCGAGCTAGAAGCTCGCTATGGCGGCGCGGCTCCTCCAGGTGGAGGGCCGCCAGCTCCTCCAGCTCCTCCAGGAAGCCCACCAGATGACGATATGCCACCACACAGACGTAGAGCGTTAGCTGCTCGACAATTTATTGAGGAAAACTATCCAGAATACGCTAAAGACTGGATGGGTGGTGATAAAGGCAAATACCATGCCTGGCAGGCATACCTAAAAGAGAACCCAAGACTTGCTAGAGCGCACGATGCCCTTCGCGCTGACCGGTTCGGCGGAACTATGTCCGACCAATTGACATGGAATGAAATGGGCGAACGGTATGATCCAACAAATGTTCTTGATACATGGAAGGGCGAACTCGGCATCCCTTTCAATGTACCTCGTAAAAGAACGCAAGTTGATCCTCCGGCGGCCCAGGCACGGCAAACTGGTGTTACTGGAGCTACGCGAAGTATAGGGCAAAGACAAACTGCATTTTACGCCAAGCAACAAGCCGCAGTAGACGCTGGTAATCCAAACGCGGCCTACCTGGCTGGCTTTGATCCGTCGACGCAATCTATCCGAACTCGGCCTGGATATAGAACCATCGAACCAATGGAACAGGCAGAGAAATATATTCGTGAAGACCTGGGCATAACTGACCCAGATCAATTTACATATGAAATGCAACGTAGAAGTGGCCTGCTCCTAAAGCACGAGGCCACTCATGGTGCTTGGGGTTTCTTGTCTAAGAATGCACAGCAGGCATGGAGTGGAACCGAAGGGCCTGCAAGGGCACAGCCTGGTTTCTCTCAGATGTCCCCAGAAGAAATATCGTCCGAGAACTTCGCCATGGTCGGGGCAATGTGGAATGCACCTGGAGGAAAGTATAGAGACTTTGTTCGCCAGAACTATCCACAGGCCGCCACCTGGTTCGAGCACTACGGAAACGATCCGGCCTTTAGTAAATCGTTCAAGGTCGGTAACTTTGGCTCCAAGAACTTCTACGGCATGGCCACCGCTGGCCCACCCGTCAATCCACCTCGAGGCAGAGCAGCGGCCGCGCGCCGCGACTTCTCTGGCTACTCTGACGTTATCCAGAGCAAACACACCCTCGGTGGCATAGATGATCCCGAGCTAGGTGAACTCGTTGGTTTGAACGATCAAAACCAACCCATGCTTGCCCTAAATGCTGAGAAGTTCTACTTTGGCAGTATGAACGATCCTGCAAACCCCAAGCTGAACTGGTCTCAAATCCAGCAGGCGAGAGGGTACGCCCAGAGTGCATTCTCGTATGCCACCAGTTCAGAAGGCCTCGAGGGACTGGATGATATTTCTACACTTCAAACAATTCAGGCTCGTGCCTCTGGTTTCCTCAGTGCATCTATCGAAAATCTACAAGCCGCTAAAGATAATCCCGCTCTTTTCGGAAGAATAAAGACCCTATCGAAGCACTTGCTCGGCAGGGCAATCCAGGGCGTTGCTGGTGCAGTGACTGGCGATAATGCCCGCATGAGACAGACCATGGGTCAGATGTGGGAGCAAAATAACCGCACTATCCGTGTTACCAATCCAGAAGACCTAAGAAGGCAGATGGGCGAGAACCCAGAGCTTTCCTCCTATATCATGGAGCGCGGCGGTATTGAGCGCGTTATGGGTTCCCCAGAAGTTGCGTTCAACCTCGGGGCCGATAAAGGCACTATTCGGTTTGGCCAAACTGGCTGGAGTGGTGCCATGGGAGGTGGTGGATATTCTGGCGGCTCTAAGACGTTTGAGGAAATCGAAAACAGCAAACAGTTAGGTCTCGCCAGAACGATTGCACCGACGCAATATAAAGAAGTTGAGCGCATGTGGGCCGAGATAGGTAAAAACGTCAAGGACATTGCAAAGAGTTCGTCCGACACGGCCAAGTTCAGCGAGCAGACATATAAACTTCTAGGAGAAGATACCACCGCTGAAGGCAGGATGAAACTCCTGAAACAGCAAACTGGTAGGTCTGAAGCCTATCTCGAGGAGCATGGTGCTGGTAAAAAGAGATTAGGCGGTATGTCATCCGAAGAGTTCTCTGATGTATTGGGTAGAGAGAACATGGCGGCTGATATAGAATATCAGCGCCGCTCTATGCTTACTAATCTCGGTATTAGTAAGAGTAGAATGGAAGCCGCCGTTGGCAGAAAAGGAAATATTTTCAGCGAGCAAGACTTCTCTCAGCAAGAATTCGAGGCTGCCGCCAAACAGATCACACCTGGAGTTGGTAGAGGTAGGAGTTTATTCTCTAACCCAATCTCTCAGGGTGCTTATGGATTGTGGATCGCGCGCTCTACGATGGGTATGTTTACTGAGCCCGTCATGCAGAACATGCAGGCTTATGGGCAATATGCATCCCAGTTCGCTGGACTGGGGCCTGGCGCAGTTGCGTCGACGGAAGCCGGATGGAATATCCGAAAAGAGCAGGCTGACCGTTTCTGGCAACGGGGAGCTATGCAACAGTTTGGCGGCATGACAGATGCATCTCTAATTATGCAGTCTATGCCAGGTATGGAGGCTGTTTCCAGAGCAAAGGCCGGACTTAGCTGGAGTGTTGGCTTGGCGGCTGGTGGGTTCTTTGGAGCCCAGTCTATCGGTGCTATGAGCGGTGGACTTCTAACTCCAGGTGCTGCCGCCGCTGGCTCTACTTTGGCCGCCGGAGCTGGTATAGCTGGACTTGCTCTAGGTACCGGTACTATCGGTATGGAGATCAATAACGCCTTCCGCCCAGACGATAAATGGTCTTGGGGTCGGTTTATGACCGACAGGGCTAGAGAGCTCACCCTACAGCAAGCGGGGATGGCACAAAATCCCTTTAGACAAATTGGCGAAAACTTACAAGCTAGTTTCGACTGGAAGAATATACTAGTTGGAACAAACAAGTGGTGGTCTCCGGCCAGGCTCTTCACACAAGGTCAGAATACAGAAGACCCAACCGCATGGGTAGATCAGTCGAGACTTTCCCCTCAACAGAAGATGGCCTTGAAAGCATCTGGAGACTACACCGGCAGAATGGCTGGTATGGACTTCGCAGAAGATGTCAGAGGCCTTACTGGGGAAGACACTGGCGCTTTGGCCAATATGTATCGCACCCTCGGCAGATATGGCATCAACGAGAGGCAGTTGTACAACATTGCGTCGACGGGATGGGACAGCGGGAGGTTTGGTCTATCGGACACCGTTAATACGGCTGGACAAATTGCCCAAGCCCAAGGCATGCCTATGGGGAGAGGCTTTGCTGGATTACTAGACCAGGTTGCTGGAATGAATGCTCAACAAAGAGACGAATTCCTCAACCAGGCCCAGACCACAGCGCGATGGGGATCATCGCTCGCTCAATACTACACCGATCCACGGCAGGCTAATGCCTTTACCTCGAGGAACAATATCCGCACCGCCGCCCAAGCTCAACCACTAATGTCGGCAGCTCAAGCCGCTGCTGGATACGGAATAAATATGTCAGACATCATGGGATACAACGTATCTCAGGTGGGTGGTGTTGCTGACCGAGCTGGTGCGGCAATAACATATGGTGATTTCTTCAATCAGGCAACCCAGACATTTGGTGGAGCCCAAGTTCAAAGGGCCGCTGGCTTTGCAGGAACTCTACAGGGTCTTGGGTATCAGGACTTTACATCTGCCATGACGTTAGGTTTGTCTCTAAATCAGAGACAAATGGGTACTGTGGCTGGAGGCATTCAGGGAGCCCAGGCCGCTGGCTTTGCAACAACCGATGTCGGTATGAATGCTCTCGCGTCGGTTTATAGAGGGTTCACACAGCAGGCATTTGGCAACTGGTCTCCAGTTCAAAGTGCCTTATATCAAGCCGGTGGTACATTTGGATCAGTCGAAACCTTGGCCCGACAGTATGGCCAAATGGCACCAGAAAGACAGGCTCCATACTCACAATTCTTCGGTAGTATGATCTCGCCTCTCTCTATGGCTGGACTAAGCGGAGATCAAATCGCTGGCGTAGGCGCCCAATTTGGCCTTATGTCGACGCAAGATCAAATGTTGTCTGCTATGAGCATGCAGGGAGACCTCGGTGCTCGTTCTTGGAGAGCTCATCAAGAAGGCGATGTCGCCAATATGTATATGGACTTGCAGGGCCGCCCGATATATCAGTCTAGCGGCACTCAGTTCAGACACTTCCTATCCTCCAATATGGATAGGGTCATGCCATATCTATCGGCCGGACGACAGCAGGCGATGGAAGCAATCCGCCCGTTGTCTGGTGAGGGTACATCCGCCTGGGCCCAGAGAGCTTTGGGTCTACCAGAAAATTACGCTGAGGCTTTTGCTTCTGGTGGCGTGATGGGCATTCAGGCCGAGAGCATGAAGCGCCAGGCTGGAATAGCTGGTGCTGGTGCCGCTCTACAACTTCAGTCCCTCAACCTACGAAGAGAGTTCATGTGGGGATATGGCCAGGGCGGAACCTGGGATAACCCATCTCAAGGATCGATGTGGTGGTACGAAGATGTCATGCGATCTCGTGGGTATCAGCAACAGCAACAACAGTTTGCATCACAAGCTCAGAGAATGTCGCTTGGTCAATACTATGCTGTTCAAAGTGAGGGTATGCAACAGCAACGTATGGAGCTCGGCCAGCAACAGCAAATGTGGAACTTTGGGTTCCAGGCTCAGGGAATGGCTTTACAGAGGTCTTGGACAAGAGAAGATTGGCAGTTCCAGGATCAGATGTCTCAGCTACAGTTCGGATGGCAGATCGAAGATGTGAACGAAGCCATCAGAACATCCTCTGGACGACAGAGACGACAGCTTGTACGCCAACGCGAGCGAATGACTGAAACCCAGTCCTTGACTGAGGAGCAGACAGAAAAACAACGCGAGCGCCAGGAGGAAGTGTGGGCTCGTGAAGATGAGCGGTTCCAGAAGCAAGTTGAGTACGCCACACAAATCATGGAGCTGGATCAGCAAGAGTTCGATTTGCGCGTCGAGCAGAGAGAAGTTTTTGCCAAACTTGATCGTGAGGACTTCGAGCGCCAGAAGAAAAGCTACGAGGAGAACTTCCAACTTCAAGAGGAAATCACTGCAAAGCAGCGCGAGCACCAGGCTGCCCAAATGGAAATTCAAGAGAAGCAGATTGGTTTATCTGCCGCCGCGGCCGCTGAACAAGCAAAGATTGCCGAGGCAATGCAGAAAATCTCTGAAGCATACGAGGATGTCCGCAAAACCCAAGAGAACATCGATAAGTACGACATCGAAAGCAAACTCGACGAACTCGACCGTATGGGTGCTGGCATCAGTAAACTAGATGCTGACAAGATGCTTGCCGCCGCCGAGGCACAAGAAAAGGCCGCTTCCGTCGATTATAATAGTATAGAAGCGTCAACGGATGCTTTGACGGATATGCTCAAAACACTTGGCGGATTAGACCTAACCAAACTAAGACAGCTCGTGAATTTACTCAGGATGGTTGATTAATGAATAACTACATCACGCTAGATACTAAAAAGTACAAGTGTCCTTGGAAGACATGGTTTCCACACGATAGTACTGTTCCTAGTGAAGCGCGAATGATGCTTGATGGATCGCTGGATGCTACATTCGGCCCTGCCGTTGTTCTTACCTGGAGCGGCGAGATTATAGCTCCAAATACGCCAGAAGGAGCTGGATGGGGGACGGCCTCCGATCTACTAACATCTTTACAAAAGAAGACTACTCTGTCTTTTACAGATCACCTCGGGACAACATACACAATAGTGTCTCGTGGTACAATTAAGAGGAAATCCCTACACGCCAATTGGGACGCGGCCTCTAACGAGTTCTACTTCAATGTAAATTTCATGGCGGTTCAATGAGATCAGGCGCACCAGTAACGTCAAGCCCAAGAGTTATATCAGCAGAAATTATCTCTCGGAGGACATTGCCAGAATTTACTGAGGCAACGATCACCGAGAGCATTTCTGATATAGACTTTTACACTGCCGTTCCTCACAATGGTGGAATACTCAGATTGTGCGTGAAAGCCAATGTTGTATATTACTCATACGGCACGCTCGGTAGTACATCCTTTACATGGAATGTTCTCGAGGCAACAACTTCGTCTTCGACTAATGTGGCTGTATACAACAATAGGGTATTCTGGATAAACGGAACCAATATTAAGTACTGTGACTTTTCTGGTGGATCGCCAGGCTCTATTTCCTCCTACGCTGCTGGTGGAGCACAGTCTTACAGCATGCTGGCCGCAGTCTCTCTTACAAAGGTGTACAGGCTGTATAATGCCGCCTCATCTAGTATATGGCAATTGTGGGAAATCAATATCGGGTCAGGAGTAACCGACCTTGGAGAAAGGTTCTATGCTACCGGTGGCCCAAACCAGGCGGCGGGTATTGCCTTTGACGATGGCAATTATGTATACTTCCAAAGCGGTTATGTTACCAAGTACTATGTTGTGGCTGGCGTAGTTAGCAATGAACAGTATGCTATTCCTCTGGACGTTGTTGACGATACATCTTTATTTAGAATTGGTGGAGTAACCTCCATCAATGGAGAGTTATTTGTCTCCGGTATTCTAAAAAGAACTTCTGGCTTGGCTATGCATATTTACATGAAAGCCACAAGCTGGAAGGATTGGCCAGTACACCACAGCATGTCCAGGGAGATGTTCGTCACCTCTTACGACGATGGAGACCTTCCTGGAACTCTACTTTATTCTGGTAACAATGTATACTATTCTACCTTCGGAAAGATGTGCACTGCTCCAGCAACAACTTTTTTTGGGTATGACAATCCTTCATACAAACAAACCTTTGGATCGGTAAATGCCATACAGTTCCAGCTTCAATCAAACTCATCCATTAGGGCTGGTATGGACATTGGACAGAGTATCACCATAGAAACTGGCGATCAGGCAGAAATCCACGCTATTGTGAATTCTAATGATGTAAAACTGTTCACTATTGGTGTAGATAGCGTCACTGAGGACAACACTATTTATGGTGATTTGTCGGCCGTAACTGGGAGAGGTTACGGGATCAAGAAACTCTCCCAATGGGCATCAGATAGTGATTTAGACTATTGGTCGCAAACAAAGCAATCTGTCAACCCTTCAACCCTAACGGAACTGGCCCGAGCCGACGGAGAATGGAGAACAGACGGAACTACCGGTGC